TGAAAGAATTACTAAGCAGTAGTGCATTTATAGTTGTAAATAAAACATTAGCAAAGAACTTAGGATTAAAAGAAACAGTCTTATTAGCTGACCTTATAAGCAAGGAAGAATACTTTATTGATAATGGAATGACTGATGGGTGGTTTTTTAATACAGAAGCTAACATACAGAAAGATACTACCCTTACACCATATCAGCAGAGAAAGTCTCTTAAAACTCTTAAAAACTATAAAATAATAGAAACTAAACGTATGGGAGTACCTGCTAAACAATACTTTAAAATAAATGAAGAACAAGTTGTTAAGTTTCTTAACAACAAGTCCTTTAGTAAATCAACAACTATTAATAAGAATAAAGAAATAATATTAAATAATAATATTAGTATATCCCCAAAGGACAAATTTTTAAATGATATTAAAGAATTAAGTCCTAAAGAATTTATAGAAGATTTCTTAGACTATTGGACTGAAGAAAATAGTAAAGGGAAGATGAGATGGGAACTAGAAAAAACCTGGAACACTTCACTACGATATAAACGGTGGGTAAGATTAAATGCTAAGTTTGAAAAGACATCTAAAACGACAGAACCTAAATTTCCAGACTACTACGATATACATTTTGCTAAAAGACTAGAGCAAGATCACACAGCGCTTAGAAGCTATTACAAGCACTTAGAAAGCTTAGGATATGTAAAGAAGGTAAATAGTTATGACGGTAAAATTAAATGGCTTAAAAGATGAATATTATAATAAGCTTTATTTGGAACGGTTTAATGCTTGGTGTAAGACATTTTGAAGCAGATAAAAACCATCCATATTTTGAGTTACGAATATACTTACTATTAATACAGCTAACAATATTTATAGATAATAGAAAATGAAAGAAATAGATTTACAAAATTCAGTAGTAGAGTATCTTAACCATACTAAAATGCTTTTTACATCTACTTTAGGTGGTGTGTTTTTAGGTCGTACTAACTGGAAACAAAAATCAATTATAAAAAAACAATATAAAAAAGGTGTACCAGACTTGTTAATATTTGAACCATCACACTACGGCAAATATCATGGCTTAATGATAGAACTTAAAGTAGGATATAATAAACCTTCACCAGCACAGAAAGACTGGATAGCTAAACTAAACGCAAGAGGGTATAAAGCCGTGATATGCTATACCTTAGATCAAGTAATAGAAACAATAATGAACTATCAAAATGAAACCATTTAGATTTTTTAAAAATATTAGAACCCCAAGCCATAAAGTATTTACACACTGTTTTATATTTTTTGTAAATGATGGTAAAAAAGAAAAAACATTTATACTTAGAGATTTAGATACAGATTTTGAGGGTATAGACTATGATAATTATATACATTTAAAAGAAAAAGAATTATATAATAAGTATAAAACAAATGTAAAAATAGAAGGTAGTAGGCTTGGACTTTGGGAATATGAACAATTATTAGAACTAGGCGTATCTAAACTGTGAAAATATTAAACTTATATATAAGCAAGAACTATGCCACCTTATTAAATATAAGTAAGAATATTACGTCTAACACACTACCAGACTATGAAGATTTATTACATGACGTATTACTAGACTTATACAATAAGGATCAAGAATTAATACAAGGAATGATAAAACGTAAAGAACTGGCGTACTATGTTATAAAAATGTTAGTAAATCAATATCATTCTGGAACGTCACCTTTTTTTAGTAAGTATAAAAAATATTATAGTATAAATAAACAATATTTAAAAGAATATATATTTAATACTAGAGCTTTCCAAAATAGGGGTAAGCATATAGACGAATTAATACTTAATGAAGAACGGTTAAAATGGATAGAAGATAAGTTAAAAAACGTTAGATGGTTTGACGCTTCAGTGTTTAGGGTATATTATTCTGAAGGACATAGTTTATCATCTTTAGAAAAAGCTACGAAGATTAATAGAAATACTTTAGGTAAATCAATACGAATAGTTAAAAAATATTTAAAATATGAGCAAAAAAAATAAAGGTTTGGGCGACACAATAGCTTCTATCACAGCTGCTACTGGTATAGATAAGGTAGCTAAAGCTGTACTAGGTGATGACTGTGGTTGTGAAGAAAGAAGAAAGCAGCTTAACCAGCTATTTCCAAACTTCAGAAACATAAGACAGTTTACAGAAGATGAGATTAAGATATACGAAGAGGTATTTCCAACGGTAAATAGTGGTATGCTAACGCCTGGTGAAAAGACTATAGTATCAGCTTTATATCATAGTGTATTTGGCGAACCCCCAAAATGGAAAAGCTGTTCACCGTGTAATAAGCAAATAATAAACAATCTTAAAAAGGTATATGAAAAGTCTTGTAAAGTTATATAACGCAGATTACAAAGAAAATAAAGGAGAGTTTGATGTTTGCCTTTTTGACCCACCTTTTGATGAATGGAAAAATATTAACTACATTCCAAAGGCTAAAACTTATGTATGCTTTACCAACTTCCAAAATAAACATTATATAGATAAAATTTTTGGTATACCTAAATTTGAAATGATATGGTACTTTAAAGATGGTAGGTGGGTAAGTCATAAAATGCCAAGACATACTCATGAACATATCTTAATATATGGAGAGATAAAAAATGAGGCTTACACTGGGGAGTATAATACAGATAGAACGCCACAAAAAAAAGGAAAGGGGTGTATAGGGAGAGATAAAAACTTGGGGGATAGAATTTATACACCAAGAGAAAGGAAAATGTTAAATAGTGTAATTGAAGTTCCAAGAAATGTAGGCAAAGCATTAGGGGTTTGGGGTAAGCCTGAAAAATTAATAATGCCTATACTTGAATGGATTGTTTCCGAAAATGATAAAGTTTGGGACGGCTTTATGGGAAGTGGAACTTTTGGGGTTTGTGTTAAAAAATTAAATGCTAACTATTTTGGTAGTGAGTTAAATGCAAAAACTTTTAAAATAGCAGAAGAAAGAATTAGAAAATGAGAAATCATACTAAGGTATATATGACATTCTTTTACTTAGATGAAAGCGATTTTATAGGGTGTGAAATGTGTGGTAGTGAAGCTGTAGACATCCACCATATACAAGCTAGAAAATTAGGTGGTTCTAAATGTATGGACTTTGTAGAGAATTTAAGCGCTTTGTGTAGAGATTGTCACAATCTTGCAGAGACAGATAAAAATTTCAACGTTTACGTAAGAATAAGACACCTAGAATTAATTAATAAATATTTATATGAAAATTACATTAATAAAGATAGACAGTCTTAAACCGTCACTATACAACCCTAGACAGATAACTGGTAAACAGTATGAAGATTTAAAAAAGTCTATAGACAAATTTGGACTGTGTAAACCAATAGTAATAAACATAAACCCAGAAAGACTATATAATGTGATCGGTGGTCACCAGCGTTTACAAATATTACGTGAAATGGGCGCAGAGAAAGTGCCTACAGTAAGTGTAAACCTAAGCGAAGAAGATGAAAAAGAATTAAACGTAAGACTAAATAAGAATGGTGGACAGTGGGATATAGACCTATTAAGTAATTTTGATGTAGTAGACTTAAAAGAATGGGGTTTTAAAGACATAGAACTAGGGTTTAATATAGACAAAATAGACGAAGATAAAGACATAACTATAACAGTAAAAGAAAAAGATACCATTACTGCTAATGAATTATACGAAGATTTAAAGGGTAAAGGGTATAATGTAACTATAAAATAAATTTATTAATATGGACAAAAAAGAACACATAAAGAAAAAAATGCTTTTAGAAAGCTTAGAAAATTCATTAGGTATAGTATCTACAGCTTGTACTAAAGCAAATATAAGCAGGTCTAGTTTCTACAAATGGTATAAAGAAGATGAAGTATTTAAAAAGAAAGTAGACGAAATAGATAATGTAAAACTAGACTTTGTTGAAAGCCAGTTATTTAAGAATATACAAAAGGAAAAAGAAAGAAGTATTATATTTTACTTACAGCATAAAGGACATAAGAGAGGTTATATACAGCAGCAGAATATAAATCTAACTTCTAATGATGAAGAAATAAAAAAGATAGAAATTGAAATCGTTAAACCTAAAGGGGACAGTAGTTCTACAGAAAAACCTTAACGCTACTACTAGAATAGTCGTTAATCAAGGGGGTACTAGAAGTAGTAAAACTTATTCTTTAGCACAGTTAATCATTTTAAAAGCGTTACAAGAACAAGGTAAGGTATATACAATATGTAGAAAGACTTTACCTGCACTTAAATCTAGTGCTTATAGAGACTTCTTTAATATACTAGAACATCATAATTTATACAATCCTAGCAAGCATAATAAATCAGAACTTACTTATAAGCTAAATAACAATCTAATAGAGTTTATTTCTGTGGATATGCCAGATAAGGTCAGAGGTAGGCAGAGAGCTGTCCTATGGATGAATGAAAGCACAGAGTTCACTATGGAAGATTTCGTTCAGTTGTCGTTGAGGTGTACAGAAAACATCTATTTAGACTTTAATCCTAGTGATCCGTACAGCTGGATATATGATAAAGTAATGAATAGGGATGACTGCACATTTATTAAATCTACCTATTTAGACAACCCTTTTTTACCAGAAGAAACCATTAAGGAAATAGAAAGACTAAAAGAATTAGATAGTAATTACTGGCAAATATACGGACTGGGTGATATGGCACAGCCTACAGAAACTATTTTCAGACAGTTTGAAATAGCTAACGAAGTGCCTGCAAATGCAAATCTAGTTTCACTCGGTATGGACTTTGGGTATAGTAACGACCCCACAGCAATAGTAGAAGTGTATAAATTAAATGATAGTTTGTACATAAATGAGCTATTATATAGTAAGGGGTTAACTAATCAAGATATAGCTTTAAAGCTAAGGGAATTAAACGTAAGCAATAGAACAGAAATAATATACGATTCAGCAGAGCCTAAGAGTGGGGAAGAGATTAGACGTATGGGATTCTTAATGTTTCCTGCTCGTAAAGGTGCTGACAGTATAAATATGGGGATAGACGTTTTAAGACGTTTTAAGTTACATATAACTAAGAATAGTACAAACGCACTACATGAGTTTAAATACTACAAATGGCTTACTGATAGAAACGGTCAGATAGTAAATAAGCCTGCTACTAACCAGCAAGATCATTTAATAGACGCTGTTAGATATATCGCCTTGAATAAGCTAACTACTAATTATAGTGGTAAGTATTACATATTATAAACGAATATTAACTTTTTATATATACTACAAATGGCAAAAGAAGAAATAACATTACAAATCCCACAAGATTGGAACGCTG